CAATCAAAATAGGTTCTTGTTTATGATAATGCTTACATATTGTTGCAATAATATCATCAGCTTCACACTCCAACTCTCCTAATACTTTATAAGGAAACTCCTCAGCTAATTCTTTTTTAAATATACTTATAGCATCAAACAATGCTTGCCAATTAACATTTTGAGGATTCTTTTCACGTTGTTTTTTTCTATTTGCTTTATAATGAGGAAAAGCATCTTTTCTCCAATTATGTTTACTATCACAACAAAAAACTAACTCACCCCATTCATCTTTAAATTTACGATTAATCATACGAACATTGTTGAGAATCATATGCCTCAAAATGTCTGTTTCTTTTCCAGGTTCAAATTGTTTTTGAAATTGCATAAAATTTGCAATTACCATTTGATTAAAATCAACTAAAATCATAATACCTTTTTGCGTTTTTTTCTAGGTTGTTTTGTCAACATAATTTTCTGACAACCACTTTTACATTCTTTCCAAATTTTTATTATTTTATTTTTATCACGTTTTGATACGTGTTTATATGCTTCTCTTAAATCAGGTTCATTGTCCTTATTCTCCCATTCTGCTATTCGAACATCAATAAGTGGAACCATTTTGGCAGCCACAGGTTTTTTAATATTATGTAATTTTTGAAATGCATCCCATGTAAAAGACGTTTTAAAATTATTATCTTCAAATAGTTCTATAACATAATCTAAATCAAATATTAAACCATTTGCTCGACTAGTAATACGCTCCTGTACAGAAATGACTTTAGGAGCTTCTTGTGTTTCATTTTTTAAAACTTGTCTATACTTGCCGATATCTTCTATAATCTTTAATTGGTCTACTAACAGCGCAGCATAACGAGTAGATAGTTTTGGTATTCCTTGAACTTTCATTCTACAAAGAAATCCAACAATACGGCCAACCCGCATAGTATCCATTGTAGTTATTTTTTTTAAATTGGTTCGATCAACTTTTTGTTTTCTGTAAAATTGATCTACAAATTTTAAACTCTCTTTAAAATCATAAAAATAAGAATACCATCGAATAGCAGATTCTATTTTAGCTGTTAGTTCATACTCAGCCATAGTATCATCTATATCCTCCCATGAGGGTTCAGTCCCCATATACTTCTCATCTAAAGTTTTATACCTTTTCCGAGTCATCAATATTCTTCTCTACTTGTTCAATAAAATATTTTTTAGTAATTGGCTTCCAATCATGCTCCACACCTTCTTCAAAAGCTACAATTTGACCTTTCATATCAACAGCTAAGTATATTTGGTTGTGAGTAAAAGGATTTGGTGCACTGAGGGATAGTATCGTAATTTGTATAGGTAAACTCTTGTGTTCATAATAATCACCTATAAGTAGGTACAATTGCTTTTGCTTGCGTTTTTTATTTTTATATAGCTTTAAATCTATTACTTTGTTTTGCTCGCTAAAATCGACGCCATCAATTGGTTCCATTTATAAACTCGATTGTCCCATGAATAAAATAAATCAAAATATGCCTTCTGTGTTTTTAAAATAGATTCAACAGCAGGTTCTCTACATTGATCAATAGCCCCACCTAATACACCAGTAAACACTTTAACATGTTCTTCAGCATTTTGACAGAAATTATACATCCATGCAAAATTTGCACAAGTTTCTGGTAAAGCTGCTAAACTAGGTACTACACAAATTAAACCTGCGCTCATTGCTTCTAAAACTGTAATGCAAGCCGTCTCAGGATATATAGAAGGATATGCTAATATATGACATCTTTGCATAGCCTCTCTAACTTCCTCATTAGACTTCGATCCATGATATATAACATTTTTCATATTTCGAGCTTTATCATACAGTGGTTCAAACTCTTTATCCTGCTCTTCTCTATCGTAAATTTTAAAACTCGAAAAGATTTCTAACTCAACATCATCTCGTTCAATTTTTTCAAAAGCCTCTAACAACAACTCAAGACCACGATGAGGGGTTGAAGCATATATTAAGCGTATTTTATCTTTTGGCTTTTCATGTACAGGAATAGGTTCAATTGCATGTTGAATAACTACACCCTTTTCCCATGGAACTCCCAAAAATGTAGAGTATTGCTGTTGTTGCCAATAACTTACAAATACTATAGTCTCAAATAGACTCATCTTTTGTGGTTCTTGTCTCAAAAACTGTACTTCAGGATCATCTGCTGTATCATGAACCCAAAAAATACGTGGCTTATCTTCTAACTTTCTAAGTCTTGAACTAATAATTTGAAATTGATCTAATAATTTTGGATCAGCTCTTTCTGTCATCCATTTATAAATTAATTCTGTACCACCCATTGCTTTGGATGTTGTTACATCATAATCATCTGTATCATCAAATATATTTAAAACTGGATCATTCATTGCCAATCCTTTCACATAATTTATTATAAAAATTTACATTAGCTTCACGACATTCTTCTAAAGCACCATCGTAGATTTTAGTATGTTGTGCTTGTTCTTGCCATTCATGAGGATATGCATAAACTGGTTTATGTCTAAACCCCCAAAATTTTGAACTATATGGCATACACACTACTTTTCTTTTTAATAATGTAGCCCAGTAAACACCATGATATGTATTTGTTACAACAGTTGCACCTGAACCCAAAAACTCTAACACATCTTCTATATTGTCACATTTATTAGATTTAAAATATTCTGGTTGCTTTTTAGGATTAGGTATTCTAATTCCCATAATTAAGCTAAAAGGTAATTCTTGATGATTAAAAAATACAAAGTCATGTTTAATTTCATATGTTTTATCAAAACCTTCATGCATACAACTTGCACAGGGAACCCACTCTATATTTTCTAACTCTTGTACTCCTTTATAATCATCTCTCAAACCTAGTAATTCCCATTCTCTTACGTAACTTGGATAAGTAACATTTAATTCTGGCATAAACTGTGTTTGTTCATCCATACAAACAAAAGAATGATCACCTATACCCCAACCATACTGTTTGTAGTTGTCTTCGTGTAATAGATATGTTAAAGGTGTTAATGGACGCATTTGACCAATTAAACCTCCACCACCATAAATTACATGCTTACTCTTTGGTTTATGATGTACACTTAATTGCCATATATCTGTAGTTTCATCACCAATATCAAAATAACGACCAGGAGCACTGTACCAATCTCCTACATTTGTTTCATCTTTTCGAAAAATATTAGCTGCTTGTATTGCCATGTTCGTATCCGTATTTACATATAAAATATGAATCAATTATATCTGAGGCAGGATTGCCACTATCTTGTATTAAATTCAAAGTAGATTTTTCTTTTTGGAAAGATTCCAACATCAAGTCTTTAGATGCATTACCTTTTTGTGTTGCAAATTTTTTAATAACGGTAGGAGGTATAGTCGTATAGTTAAAACCCTTAGATTTTAATTCATATTTTAAAATACCCATATTTTCAGCTATATGAAAAACTCGTCCTGTTGCTGCATAAGCATAATCCTCCAAATAAACATGCTTAACTCGACCATCAAACCACCTTATACATTCTATAACCCATTCTGCTAAAAACTTATATCTATCTAACTCTTTTAAATCTTGAGGATACTTAAAGCAATTCACATTTTGAAGGGAGGACCACCTGTCCCTCCACTTATCCAAAGCAAAAAAACTAAAAGTACAATTAGAAGGATTAATTGTTCCATTTTTCCAAACACAAACACAAGGTGAATTTAATGAATAATCAATACCAGCAATCAAAAACCCAACTTCTGCAATGCCAGAATAGACTCATCAGCTGATGTATGAATTATTCCAGCGCCACCTTTTTTATTCCACTCTTCAATGTTTGTTTCGTTATCATCTATTAAAATATTAGGGGCTAAATTATCACTTACTGCATACATTTGTTTCTCACTTCTATACACAACATGAACATCCCACGGGTTAATATTATAATGTTTTTTCATCCATCGAAGCTTATCCATTCTAGAAAATTTAACTTTATCTTTTTTAGGAATAGCTGTTAAAATTTGAGGAGCATATGATGTAACATATTCCATTAATTTATCAGCTCCATTTACTTTAGGAAGATCATAAAACATACGTTCAGGTAATTTGTCCCACTGATCATTCCACTTTTCTTTAGTACCAAACTTCTGTATTTCACAGACATACGTATCAAAATCAGATAATACGCCATCCATATCAACAAATATAATCATTTTACTTTTTTATTATAAACTCCATCTAAGACATCTTCAATCCAAACCTTTCCAGTAAAGGCTGGTGCATCCTCAATAGTGTTCCATGCTTCTGTTAATTCAACTGTATGTAGACTTTCAGTATGTTGCTCAATGAGCTTCATACAATCTTTAACATATTTTTCATATACCATATTATAACTCCATTTTAATTATAAGTCAACGACCTCACAGCCTCCAGCTGCACATGCCGCAGTTTGTGCGCCAGCAGTATAATCTTGAGCTTCGTAATCACCAAGTTTTGCCCAATTTACACTCTTTGGCATTGCTGCTAATGCTTCTTTATATTCTTCCTGACTACAATCTTGATAAGGTGCTTGTTGATATGTGTGTTCACTAAAAGGTAAAAATGAAATACCACTAATATTATTAAAATTATCCCATACCCAATTACCTACACCCATCCACTCATGTTCTTTAACCGATACTGTAATGGAAGGTTTGTGTTCACACCAATGCTTCTGATATAAAGACCAAAGTTCTAATTGCTCAATTGCTGTCATATCCATTCGACATATAGCACCTTTAGGGCTTTTTGAAGGAAAAGAAAATACTGTTGTATGATTAGGTTTAGTTACATCTGGCTCATTAGGAAATCCTGCATCTTTCATAAATTGACACAAAGGATCTTTATTATCTGCTCGCACTGTTCTGATGTAATGAGGATTATGACGGGCATGAATACCAGAAGCGCTATCAACCAACTGAGAAACAGTACCCGAAGGTTTAACACACGTAATGGCGGCCGATCTAGGAATACCAAGTTTTTCAGCCCATTCTTTATTCGTCTTAACGGCAACGTCACGTAATTCTTCCAATAATTGAGCAGTTTTTTCTTTACCCATCTTCCCATTTGTAGCTGCATTGTCCATTATTCCTGTAAGTGATACGCCCAAAAGTCGCTCTTCGTCACAATTTCTTTTCCAATCTCTAGTGAGGTATTTGAAGTTAGTAAGGGTTGATTGAAATGTTCCAAGGATAGTCGCAGCTCTAACTTTCTCTTTGAGAGATTCACCAGTGTCCCCTCCTCGGATAACGACTTCAGATAAGTTGCAAAACTCCCGAGACCGTAAAATGATTTCACTGCACGGATTTGTGCCAAAGTCGTCTCTGGGATCTCGTCTATGAATAAATCCTCCATCTCCATCTTTCTCCCTTTCGTTTAATTTTGTAACTTGTTGCTTTGCAGACATACCATTATAGATACCTCTTTCGCCAGATTTAGAATCATACAAAGATAACCATTCTCGCATGAAAGTACCAATATCTGGTTGTTCTTTATAGTTAACTGAATTGTTTGCTAATGCTCGTTGTACGTCTTGTTTATACCACTCACCATGTTTTGCAAATCGCATTTCGCGATCATTAAGATCAGAAAGAGAAATAAGGGCACTCCTACGAACACCACCCACAACAACAATCTCAGCTGTCTTACATATAATATCATGACATTCTATTTGTTTAAGTTTTCTACCAGCTGCATTTTTAAACATAGCTATAACAAATTTAAATAACTCTACTAATGGTGCTGGACCAGATGCTCGACCACCAAATGTTTTTAATGGTGCACCTGCAGGACGAACTTTACTAACATCTATTTTAGGAACTAATCCTTGATAAAGTAAAGAAATTATTTCTTTAAAAGAACGCGACCAACCAATCTTACTATCAGCAACAACAATAACTGTATCTGTATCATAAAACTCTTCAGCTATAACTGGCAACTGTTTTGTATATTCTTCTTCTACTGAAAAACCAACTCCTGTTCCATTCATTAAAGTATACATAATCTCATCAAATGTTCTTGGACTATCACATTTAATATATGAACAATTATACCCTGCAACATTTTCTTTTTGTAGAGCTGGTCCTGCTGTCATAAGGCATCGCATTGAAGGCATTATTTTCAGCTCAAGAATATCATTAAGCAACTGTTTATAATCTTTATCTTCTAAATTAAAATCAAAATTTTCTTTCAAGTGTGTTTTAAAAAAATCTAAATATCTGTTAACCGTTTCATCCCATGTTTCTCTTCGTTCATCATCATACTTCCATCTTGCATATCTTGATAAGTGAATAAAAGATTGATATTCAGTTGGTAAGTTCATTCGTGCTCCTAATTTTCTCTAAAAATTCATCTGTTTCTCGTTTTCCTAAATTAAAACTCTCATAATCAGCCTCGCACTGCTTTATTGCTGTTTTTGTATCTACATTGTGCAAAAGCTCTTTAATAACATACATTTCTTGTTCTGAAAATGTCACTGCATTTCTTTGATAATGTTCAAATGCTTCGAAGCATAATGGAAAATGTGGGTATACCAAATGATACATTGCTTCAGCATAATCTCTTACTTCGACTTGAGCATGTGAATCCATTCTTAACTTACAGAAATGAAAAAAGTTATGTAAGTCTATCTTCCAAATAACCTCTGTATAATTTCCTACAGGTAAAAGTGATCGTGCTAATTCTCTAGCTACATCTAAATCTAATAAATTTCTATATGATTGTAAAGCATTATCATACTGTCTGTTAAATTCATATTTAACTAAGCCTTTTTGTTCAATCTCTTCACCACGACCTTGATTATTAGTTGTAGATTGTTTTTGAATATATTCATCTTGGGGCATATACATATCATCACTCATTACAGAATAACGCCCTGAATATTCATTTAGATTTGCTGTCCGATGTCGGACAATTTGCCTCATAATAAAGATTGGTAGTTTTAAATAAAACTTTACCTCACACATTTCAAAAGGTGATGTGTGTTTATGTCTCATTAAATAGCGGATTAAATTACGCGTCTCACTAACTTTTTTTGTACCTTTACCATAACTTATTCGAGCTGCATCAACCACATCATCATCACTTCCCATAACATCTAATAATCTAACTAAACCATCACTATGAAGTTCTACTTCTTTAAATTCACCATCACTCATGTTCTTTTCCATTGATTTATTCTTAATCGCGCTTGAAGGCCTTCAAAGGTATTCTCATTTATAGTATCATATATATGATCTAAATTTTCTCCAGCAACAATCATATCATTAATATCTTTATATTTAATTGTATCAGGCCATACTACAATGCGAAATCCTTTTGATAGAACTTTTAACATTTTATTAACAATTTCTTGATTTCGTTTTTCATTATCATAAACAAAAACAATATTTTTACCCACAAACATTTTTGTATCATCTAAATCACTTCCAGCCATTGCCATTGCATTAGGTAAAAACATTGAATCAAATGGTCCTTCTGTCATATATGCAAGGACTCGATCATCCCATCTATCAAGACCAAAAATTTTAGGAGCTTTTTTATCTATTTTAATAGTAAAATATCTTAATGTATTATTTGTCATACTACGACCTTGAGCTGCTACTAAATTCTTGTCTTTATCAAAGAAAGGAATAATAATTCTTGGATCCTCTTCTTTTAATCTAGCAGCTAATTCAACGTCATATTTGGTTACCCATGTCTTAAAGCAATCTGTATAATATAGGTCATGATAACGAATTGATGGAAGACGCCTAGCATCTAAGTATTTGCGTGCAGGATGCTCAGTAGATAATGAATCAATAGTTACTAAATCAACCTTTTTAAATTTAGGTTGCTGAAACAGTGGTATACGTTCTTCTTTTGCAGGTTCTGTATTATTAGCATTCTTATTTTTATATTTTTCAAAAAAATATTGTTTAGATAAAACAACATCCAATTTTTCTATTAAATTTCCTACATTACTAGATGCACTACAATTATGACACTTGAAAAAAAGTGCTTCCTTCTTCTCATACACATAACCACGAGCTTTATATTTGTTCTTTTTAGAATCACCACAGATCGGACATCTAAAATTATAAAGCGATCTGGATTTTCTTTTGAATTGTTGTAATTTAGAGGATAATATATTTAAATACTTATGATCGATGAATAAGGACATGCTCTAAAACTTTAATTGGGATTAAAAATATATTAAATATATTATACTATAAACTGATTCGTTTTTCAAGAAAAAAAAAGGGTAACAAGATTTAACTTATTACCCTTAGAGTGCATTAGACTGTTTCGTTAGGATTGAAACATTCTTATTACTTTGAGCATTTCCACACCAGCATTTAATGCATCTTCAACATGTACTTCTAAATCGTCTTGATCTGGAAAAAGTTCTTCGAGATGGAATTCATCACGTACAAAATTAATCAATTCAGCAAATTCTTGGGCATCAAGATCTGCTACTTCCACTAAAACATCTTCAATATTCTCTAAAGCTGGAGCTAATTTTTTAAGTGGATCCAAAAACTTCATTGCATCAGACCAACCGAGATCTCCATCCTCCATTGCTGACGCTGTTGCTTTACCTAAAGAAAAAACGAAAGCTAAGACTTCCTTTGTTTCCTTAATACCTGCCATTTATCTCCTTCTTAATTATATTCACTTAACTGGTGTTTTAATATGTTTCGTATATTGCTTAAACTGAGGAACTAAGGTCTTTGCTATACCTTTGACCATTCTCTTTCGCTGTGTAGGTGAAACTGGTGTCGTACTTCCTCCACGATTAATAACTGGAACTTCCTTATCTTCAATTGAAATATCTGTTATTTTTTTCTTACGTCTTTTTACTACAACAGTTGAACTGTCGTCACCTGTCCCTGCTACTGCAACACCAGTCGCGTTCGCAGGACCTTCTTCTTCAACTTTTTTCTCTTCAGTTAAAAAATCTAATTGTTCAAATAATTTGTGAGTTGCATCAGCTTCAAATAAAAATTCTGCAGACTCTTCCTTCGCTTTATAAAAAGCTAAAAACTCCTGTTCAAGTAAGGTGTCATTTAATGCAAATTTTTTATAATGTTTTTGTTCTTTTAATAAAAATAAAGAAGCAGCATATGATGCTAACTTACCACTACCAAAAGGTATCTTGGCCATAATCTTTTTTAAATTAAAAATCAAAGTATCCATTAATGTGTAAGAATCACGTTCTTCAGCAGTTTTTAAAGTCCTTCTCTTTCTAAGAACTTTACCCTTCTCATCAATAATACCTAATTTATATGCTTTAGAATCTTCAAAATTTGTGGTAAGGCGTTTCAGAAATGAATAAAGAAAATATAAATCTGACCCTTGTTTAACTACAGATTGATATCCTATCATTTAATCTCTCTTAACATTGTTACGATTTTATCATTTAATTGAATATCACTAGTTATTATATTACGGCTATTTATACCTTTGATATTCTTTGGCATTCGATTTAAAAAAATCAAAACAGTTTTCAAAATATCCCAATGGTTTTCACCAATCTTATAAAACAAAATTCTAGTAGCAGCTTCATTATCAAAAATATTATATACCATAATAATATGATTTAGTAATAACCGTATTTTGATTTCATTATTATTACTAAATTGATTTAAGAGACGCTTAATATACTTAAAACGTCTCATATCATTATGATAATCCTCCATTGATAAGCATTGAGGATTATTATAATACTTAATACAGAAAGGTTCTATGTTTGAATCATTAAGATCATCAAAAAGATTCATAATTATAAGTCTTAATCTTTACCATCACTGTCTTCAACTTGTTGACTGTCTGTTGAAGAATTTTCATTTTTATTCAAGAAGTAGTCTACCGTTTGCATAGCACCTTCCAGAGCAGTAAGAGTTGAAACTAGGTTATCATATTCTTCTTTCACGGATTGTAACCTAGTTTCAACAGTTTGTCTATCTCTTAACAGTTTCTCTTTTTGTCCAAGTAAATCTTCACGTGTTATCATATTATACCATAATATAAAAAGAGTTTAACTGAGTGAAGTATACAATGCTATATATCTCGTTGCATCTGAGATTTGAACTTTTAATGCACCTGATTGTGTTGCGGCTGTACCTGTTGTAAAGAAAGGACCAGCATTTGCTCCTGAAGCAGCACCAAAACCACCACCTGGAACAGCGTCTATTACGAAGTTCATTGTAGCACCACCAGCACCACTAGCATCAAATTTCAAAAATGCTTCTGAAGCTACTGATTGAGCGGCTGTATTCGAAGTTGCTAAAACAAGACAGTAACAATTAGCAACGGATGAAGTATTGGAAACTGTATGAGCTAATTTAGCAACTACTGCAGCACCTTCTGCTGTAATCCTTGTATTAGCATCATTTATAAAGTTTGTAAATTCTGCTGTATATAAACGACCAACATTACCATCTGTTGTATTGGTATATGTAGCCTGTGTATTTACTTGCATTGTAATTACATTATTATAGATGTCTGTTGAAGAAACATCTGTATCAGCATTATGTGCTATTTTCAATACAACTTCATCTGTAGCAGCTGCTGTACCTGTAGTTGTATGAGTAATGCCGCCCAAAAAGTTTTTTACTGTCAACTTTTTATTAACAGGAGATCCGCTCGGATCATCAATTACATGAAGTAAATCTTCTGTTGCTGCTTCGGTTGCAGCCGTTAACGCGGTTATTTTCTTATCTGCCATTTTTTCTCCTTGCTGGCTATTAGGTGGGACTCACCACCAGTTAATTTATGCCAAGATTCGTATCACGAAGGAAACATCTTGGACACTCTTCATTTATGAAATTAAACCTAATCTAATTAATTCTGTTTTAAGATGTGAAACTGTAGACATTGAACCTGAAGATGTATTCTGTGATACTGGTGCTTTTCCATAAAAGCCTATTTTGTCTCCAGTTTCACCAACTAGTGTATCTCCAACAACTTTTATTGTTGTTGTATTAGCTGTGATATATAGGTCTTGTGTAGATCCTGATTCTAATTTAAAATCAATACCAGATTCTAATGTTAAAAACCCTTCATTAGAAAAATCCTTTGATTCGGTAATAGTATCTTCTTGTAAGAGTTGACCTTGACCAAAATCTATTCTTGAAACAGGTAAACCTGTTACTCCCCACTTATCTCCAAGTGTATGACCTGTGGTTGCTGCAAATTTAACTGTAACACCATCACTCAATGTTTGATCAGCACCTGTAATACTTACTGTTGCAGTATACGATCCACCATCTTTACGCCACTTAAATTTATCAGGAGTACCTACAGTATCAATTTCAATATCAAATTGTGATGAAACTGTTCCTGTATAAACTCCTGAAGATGAAAGATCATTCAATCCCATAGTTGCAGATATGGTAACTGGTTGTTCAACTGAACCTTCATTTCTAAAATTAGCATCACGACGAACATTTAAATCTCGTCTAATTAAGCTCTTACCAATAACTTCAAGCAATAACTCAAAGTTATTAAATAGAGATTTTAATGTAATTTTTTTATTTACAGGATTGTTTGAAACATCATCTACTATTAATAGAAGATCATCACTAGCAGGATCAGTTAGTGAGTTTAAACTTGGTATTTTTTTATCAGCCATCTATTTCAACTTTATCTGTTCTAGTATGAGCGTTAAGTATCTCATCACAAGCAGCTATTGCACCCTCAAAAGCATTTACTTGTTTTTGTTCTTGTTCAATTCGAGCTAGCAATGTAGACCGATCTTGAAGATATCTATCCTTTAAAGTAGCAACAGTTTGGGGCTGAATGCTGTCTACGAATTCAGCCCCATCCAATTCAACTGTACTTTTAGTTTGTTTTTTAGCCATAATATTTCCTATTATCAATCACAAATTATATATTACGCAATATTTATAAGCGTAATATTAACTCTAAACATTAATTATTACGATGATACTGTTCTTACAACTGCTGAAAGACCGGAAAGTACTAATGATGAGTCTATTGAACCAGAAGCAGTATCTTTAATTGTACCACTATTAAGTGAAATGTTTGATCCACCTAATGTCAGTACATCAGTATTACCTAAACCAGCACTTGTCTTCTCAAATCGTTTTCTGTTTGCAGTTGAACCAGTTGCGGTATATGTAAGAGTATGATTACCATAACCACCACCTGACTGGTTACCATTAGCAACGACAACTTGAGGTGATCCTGTAACAGTAACGGCCTCATCCCATGTGATTTCAACAAGTATTCGTTGTGTTCCATCGCCAGCAGTCATATCAGTAGTTGCAGATGTTCCTACAACATATCTCATATGTGTAACTGTTGCT